TGTTTTTGGCCCTCTGTATCCTTTGTATAACTGGTAGTATGCACGGTTGTCCATTGTTTTTGTCTCCTTTATATTATTTCGCAGTCTTCCCAGTCTTCGTCGGCTTTTTTAATCCTTTGCAGTACCCAGTGCCACGAGTACTCGATATACTTTCCGTGGATTCGGTAGGTATATTTGCCTTTCTCCACTTCGTGTCCAGCTTCCAGATGATTTAGTTCTTCTCTTGTAAATTTAGGCATTTTCATTTTTGCCGCCTTCCTTTCTTTGGTTTACTTAATTATACCATATTTTTGGGATTTTTTCAATAGTTTTTTGATAGGTCATGCGCTAGGCGCGGTGCGCCGTGCGAAGAGCATGACGTAACTTTTCGGTTTCGCTCGTCGGACTGCCTTTATTTGAGTTTTCAACACTTTCAACACTTTCAACAGGTTTTCCACAAAATGTTGCACAAAGACTTTTGTGCATATTGCTACACTTTCAACAATTCAACAAGTTTTCAACAAAGTTTTCAACAATTAGATTTGCTTATTTTTTGCGTTGTTACGTTACAAATTTATACTTTTCAACTTTTCAACAGCCCCTACTACTACTACTACAACAAGTTATATATAATAGATGATGTTTGCGAATACACGTGCGTGCGTGCGCGTTTCGCGCGTGCGTGCGCGTGAGCGTAATTTAGCCTATGATTTGCCTCGTACCTCGGTAGCCCCTACGAGGGGCGTACACGAAAGGGGTCTCCCGTGGCGACAGGAGACCCCTTTTTGTTTTTATGATGCTTTTAATTAGCCGTGGATAGCTATGAAGCTTGGGTGTGGGCCTAATCCTTATCTTGATAGGATTAGGCCCACTGACACTATAACAGCCCTCTGGCTTTTTTAAACCTCTGCTGTTTTGTTGCTTCTTCCACCTTTGCCTCTTGTTCGATGGTCAGCCCTGTATTGCTCATTTTGAGCTTGAGTGCGTTGATTGCGCTTGACTGTCTTTTACGTTTTGTTTCCCACAGATCTTCCGGATGCTCACTTTCGTACTTTTTATCAAAGTATCGTGGTATCGGTCTTTTTTTGCCGTTAAAGTATAGCCCATCATCTGCGTACATCTGTTTTTTGTGGCTCGTGTAATAGTCGTAGCCTAAACCGGGATTTCTTGACATGCAACAATAAGGCGGTGTTAAGCCTAGCTCCCTATATCTTTTGTTGTCGTTCCCGTATGTCTTTTTGGTGACATATCCTGCTACATAAGCCATCGTTTCCGGTGATGCCTCTGCTATGATGACGTTACCCATGCCCCAGATTTTGTTTATCTCTTCGCTTTCGAAGTATGGATTATCACCCCTTTTTTTCTTGAGGTCTGGAATCTCCAAACCATAATAAATGCCGTGGTGATGCGGTCTGCCCGTGTTTTCGCCGTATTCGCCACAATAAAAATATCTTAGGTCTAAGCCCCATTTATCGGACGTTTCTTGCTTTTTGCGTAGTCTCTTGTTAAAGCGCACCATGTCTTCTTGTAGCAGAATTTGTACCACTTCCGGCGCGTCTCCGGTCGTCCACTGGTGTATTGCACCTCTTATGATTTCGCCGGTTGCTCTTACCATGCCCGGCACGTACTCTTGATTCCAAGTCAGAGTTAAAAACCATACCGGCGATAGCGTTTTTGACTCCATTAGCATTCTTGTTTCCCAGTCTTGTCGTTGTCTGAGTCTGCACTCTAGACATTTGCCACATGGCAGTAACATCACGTCCGTTCTGTATGCGATACTCTCGTAGGTTGCTGTTGGATTGTGTGCTCTTTCTCGGTACGTTTCCAGTGTCATGATTGACCCCGTTATATTGTGGTCGTTTGGATTGTATACTCTTATGAGTGGTCTTGCACAACTCATTTGAAACTGCCTCCTCTGCTTCCGCCGAAGCCGTCTTTATCTCTCTTGCCACTTGTTGCGGTTTGTTTGCCGCTGTTGTTGTTTTGATTGAACCATTGACTTAAGTCCGGGAAGTCCGTTTGATAGCTGTTATAACCGCTACTGTGCTGCTCTCCGTGCGAGTCTGTCCAAGACCAGCTTTCCGCTTTGGTCTTGCTGTAGTTTGCTACTGTGCCGGAGATTGTCGGCATACTGGATGACTGCGTCCCGACGCTTGGCGCGCTTATGCTGCTCTGTCCAATGGTTCCTTGTGCTCCGCCCGGTGTACTTGCTCCGCCTTGCTGGTATGCGAGTATTGGATTCAACCCCGCTTTTTTCATGTCGGCCATTGCTCTTTGGTAGCTCGTGTTGCTCATACGCTCCTGCCATGCCCTGTTAGCCGCCGCCTCTGCTGAGTTGTAGGACATTGCCGCATCCTGCTGGATGCGATTATAAACGCCCTGCTGGATAGCTCCCAGAGTGTTTAAGCCCAGTGCCATGAGAGAGTTCTTATCGTTTTGCTGACTCTGCATTCCTTGCGCTTGCTGACTTTGCCCAAGAAAGTATTTTGCAAGCTCTTGCGTTTGTCCCATATTGACGCCGCTTTCACCGGTCATTGTTGACCCGCTTGCGCCTTGGCTTGTCTGGTATCCGCTTGAGCTTGTTGCTCCGCTGCCGGATGTGCCTTTGAGTGCGTTGAATATGCCTGTTCCGGCGTTTATGAGTGTGCTCACGCCGCCCAGTATTTTTGCGCCTGTTGCTAACGCTGCTAAAATTGACATATACTAAAATAGCCGGGTTTTGCCCCGGCGTCCTCCTTTCTTAGTGATGGTCGATGAGTCCCGGAATACTGTAGACCGGCATGCATCTCGTTGTTTTGTTCATAAAGTAAAAGTCAGCGATAAAGTCCGGCTGAGACTGTACTGCAAGAGTCCGCTTCATCTCGGCTTCGCCCTGTTCCATCCAAGCGGTGCTCAGAGTAGGAAGTGCGTCGTAGTCCTGTGCATAGTGCCATGCATCGAGACTTTGCTGCGCGTTGCTTCGAAACAGGCCAGTAACCTTGCTCGGCTTATACCGATAGTCGGCCCATGCTTCTTGGTAGCCGAATGCTTCATCGTCCTTTGCGTTGCCCTGTGCATAGATTTCCTTATTGAGAATAGCTTGTTCGCCGATGTTTGCCAGTACCGGCCAGTAATAGTCATATCGTCCGGTGCGGCTCCACATGCGCTCGATGCCCTGCTGATAGGTCTGGTCGGTTCGTACCACTGCGAGTCCCATGATAAAGCCGTGTTCCGTAAAGGACTTGGTAAACATAGGCTTGTTCATGGTGGTCACACTCAGCGCCGCCGTGTTGCCCAGCGGGCTTGTGTTGTCGGTCGAAGAGGTCTGGATAACTTGAGACACGTTGATAGGCAGCCTGTAGCCGCCCAGATACTCCGGAATTTGCATTCGGCTGTCTGGTGAGATAACTCCAAAGTGCTCTCTCAGAACTTCGCGGTATCTCGTGCCGCCGCGTGCGTCTTTTTCTAGCAGTTTCTGAATCTGGAATGCCTGTCTCAGCTGGTTGATGGTTGCTGCTGTTACTGCTCCAAGGTCTGCGCCGAGGTATGCGTAATTGTTTGACTCTTGCGTTACTGGGTTTCCAAAGCTAAATCCGCTTACTGTTGCTCCTCTCATCTTTGCGTCTGAGCTTTCGCTTTGGATTAAACCCGCTTCGTTCCCGCCCCATGTCCACGGACTGCTATACTGGCTGCCTTTTTTGATGGACGTTGCCGGTTTTGTCATTTCTTCGTCGAGATATGTTTTGATTGGCGCGTTACCGCTCAGCGGAATGGTGATAGGCTCGCCCTTCTGAGGCTCCGGTAAAGCCCCGGTGTAGTAGTCAAACACCTTTGCAGCTTTAAGAGGCTTTGCCAAAGTAATGGCGCTGTCGTTGGTGGCGCTGCCGTCGTTTTTGCCGGTCGTCGTTGCGTCCGTCACCTCCACGAGCGTCGGCTGCGTCACGTTCTGGTTTCTGAACCATTCGTTATAGATGAGGCCGTATGCGCGTCCTGGCAGAGCGCTCACGCTTATGCCCTTTACTTTGGTAGGCAGACCAAGATAGTCTGCCAAAGTTCCTTCTGCCCAACCTTCTGCCGGTGCTGTGACCTGCGGGATGCTGTACTCTGTTTTAGGCGTCCATGCGGTTTGTTTGTTTTCACCCATAAACTCCTTCCAGTGTTCCCAGAGTAGCCGGTTGGGAACGAAGAAAAAGTAAAAGTCGCAGAAAGCATTGTCCATCACTGGAAAGATTGGCGTTGCCATACGCATGACACAGGCCATGTCGATTTCGTGCGTATCTCCGGGTAATACCTCATCCAGATAAATCGGGATGAGTTCGCCGGTGTTAAAGGTGGTTTTGTTGTCACTGTTGCGCTGGAATCTGCTTCTGCTTACTCCTACTTGTGGATTCTGTGCAAAGTTGTATTCACTGTTGCGGTTCACTCTGCTCCCTCCTTTTTCTCTGCCGTGTTTTCAGCCGGCTTTTCTTCTTTCAGAAGGCCCATTTTATCGGCCCATTCTGTTGTGCCGTAGGCCATGACGTACTTTTCCACGTCGTTGTCCCATTTGTTTTTGACTTCGATAGGCAGTGCTTCAAACTGCTTCTTTGCGTCCTCTATGCGGTTGTACCATGTGTGGTAGTCCGTCGGCACGTCGGTGATGTCCACCATCTGTGTACTGTTCTGCCATTCCTGGCCGCCCAGCGCCGTCGAGTCGTAGGTCGCTCTTTTGATGATGTTTTCGATTTTTGTTTCATCCAATCGGCTCTGGATGAGTGCATAGACGTCGTTTTCGCCGGTTTTTACCAGCTCTCTGCCGTTTTCGGTTACTTTGTACTCGTATTCGGGTTCGTGTCCGTTCCCGGTCAGACTCGTATGCCTCACGTGGCCGCTGTATGCGCTTCTAAACTCACTCATTCGGCTTGCCCTCACACACCAGCATTTTGGTGTTATCGATAATCTGGCCGGTTTCGTCCTCCATGGCGCAGATGTAGTGAAGCTGGAAGTCCTCCGGCTTCATGCTGATAAAGCTGTCTTTGTTCTTCTGCTGGCTCTCAAAGAGTCTGCTTGCGACAGCGTCGTTCTGCTGCTCGAAAAGTCCGCTGTAGTACTTGGCGACTTTGTCATAAATTGAATAATAACGTCTCAGCATTACAGTCTGGTGCCTCCCCTCATGTTCTTCGGACTTACGTTGACGGCCTTTGTTTTCTTCGCCGTCTGAGTAAAGACTTTTTTGTCCTTACTGCTGGTCATCTTGGTACGCTTAGCCATTGCTCTCCTCCTCCTTGTCGTGCAGCGCGTGATAAATCGCGTCCAGCTTCTCCAGAATCTCCATCATAATTTTGATGGCGTTCTTGAAGTCCTTCATACTGATGATTGCCATTTGTTCAGCTCCATTTCTGCCTTTTGGCTTTTGTATTTGTAGATTTCGTCTATGATGGCTTTCGCTTCATCTACAGTGTACGCTTTTTTGAGCTGCCTGTAAAGCTTTTTGATGATGTATTCATATTCCTCTTCTGTTTTTGGCCCTCTGTATCCTTTGTATAACTGGTAGTATGCACGGTTGTCCATT